GTCGAACAGCGTTCCAACCTGCTCGATATCTTCCTTGGCGCGGCGATCGGATAGAAGTGCGAGCAATCCTTGAACGGGCGATGTACCGCCACTACCCGAAGACCCGAACAGGCTCGTGCCCTGCATTAACTGCTGCCATGGCGACATGGTTTGAGTGCCCGTGCTTGTCCCTTGAGATTGTGAACCGAGGCCGGCGATGGGAACGCCGATGTTTGCAAGCATTCCGAGGTTCTGGGCCGGGATGCCCTGTCGTAATCCTTCTGCCGCAAGCGTTGCGGTTGGCCCCCAATTCTTTGCGCTGAGGGCATCGGTTGCAGCTTGAGTCCCCGCCTGTCGGTTGGCCACGTCCTGCTGCTGTAAGCCGGCCTGAATGCCCGCGTTGGTGTTGCCGGCGTTGAAAAGATTGCTGGCCGCACCCTGCTGGTTCTGGACGTTCTGATTATATTGAGCCGCAATGGTGGGAGCCAAGCCCTGTGTCAGGCCGCGCCCGAGCGCCATTGAGTTGGCGCCGCTGAAATCCCGGCCCGCTGCCGCGAACTGCCCGTTAGTGGCGTTAGTGATATCCGAGGTCGCCGTATTGATGGCATCCCGGAATCCAGGCGTATCGAATGGATTGTAGTTCGTGTTCGACGCGAGCGGGTTAGTCTGCGCTTGATAGTTCTGATAGTTCTGATTGACCGCGCCCGCCTGGTTGGTTGCGCCGCCGCCGTTCAAAAGCCCATTTGCGTTTGCGCCGATCTGCGAAGCATAGGGATTTCCTCCTGCAGCATTGGTCGATAACTGGTTGATCGCGCCGGTCTGAGCGCCGTTCAATCCGCTGTTTTCAATCATCGGCTTGAGCTGGGTGAGGATACCCTGCAACGCGGGTTGCGCTGCGGCCCATGGCTGGGTCGTTGAACTCTGCTGCTGGGTGCTGGATGATGTGCCGCTCATAGTTGCTTTTCCAAAATGATGTGTTCGACGCGATAGTCGTTAAGCACGCGCTCCCAGCCCCTACGGCCGAATATCCGAAGGCATGTGCAGCCCTCATCTTTGGCGAATTGTTCGATCTTCGCTAACAAGGGTAGCCACCTCTCGCGTTGATGCCCGCCGCAGGCAGTGAGGACGCAAACCAGATGCCCGTTTAACTTGACAAGCTGCGTGGTGGCTGCGGCCTCGATCGACCCCGACCAGGCCAGCCATAGGAACTGTTCGCCCCTGAGAACGCTGTTTTCGATCTCTTTGAACTCACAAAGCCCTGTCCGTTCAACGGCTGTTTGGATCAGCTTGCTTGCATGAGGCCAGAACTGATCCACTAACTTTGGATCGACACAGACCAGCTCAACCATGCAGGGCATACAGAAACGAGCGGTCTACCTGAGCGTTGTTTGCGTGGGTGACCGTGAATGACTTGTCCGACACGTTAGAAATATACATCGTGCCGTTTCCGATTTCCGCTGCCGCATTCGCCGTGGTCGGGACCAGAATAGGCACGCTCCCAACTGAACAATTATTGTCCGTCACGGTTGATGTTGAAGCATTCGCCGTGAGCGTCACTGTCCCAACCGCGTTGGACCGGCCCGCCGCCAACTGCTGAATGGCGAGAATGATCTTCTTCGGATCGGTTTCGGACAGGCCGGGAACGTAGGCGGTCACAACGTGCCGTTTGTCGTAATGTCAGGAATGATGCCGGCGCAAAACGTCCAGCCGGTACCGGCGGGTATCCTGACCTTGAATCTGGAATAGCGGGTATCGCGCATCAAATCGCAGCGCCCGGTTCTCGTATTGATCTGGACCTCGTTGCTGTGCGCGACCGTCGCCTGTTGCGTGTCTCGGTAGGAAATGGACCCGTAGAGCGTCGAGGCATCCGTGATGGGGCGGAAACCACGTATCGTTATCCGCTGTTCGTCGGTGCCCTGCTCGGCACTCTCCATCATGCCTTCAAGGTTTGCGCCCGAGAAAAACCCAAGCACATGAGAGCTATTGAATTGCGCTAGTTGCGGCTGAACCGCCGTGGCATAGGAGTCCAACGAGAGCGTCAAAGCGTCGATTGACGATGAAATAGCGTCTAGGTTTTCCAGCGTCAGACCGCTTTGTGAAATGCCGAGCAGATACTCCCCTGTCGCATCGATCGGGAAGAACTGGTCGAGCAGGAAATCATACCCAAGGATCGTGTCATAGGTGCCGGTCGTCCCCGCAACCGACTTGTAGGCCCAGAAAATCCGGGTTGACCTTGGATCGGCAACGCCCATGAACAGTTGCAGATTGCCCTTGTCGAGATCGGCTAGAAAACTACGGTCTATCTTCTCTCGCCCGATCTGTTCTGGCACCCCGCCCGGCTCGATCTTGTGAAACCCCTGGCCCGCATAGAAGAAAATCTTTTCTCCCGCGCGGATGATGGAATAAGGCGCATACAACCCCTTGTCCTGGGTGATGCGATCGATCTGAAAGATGATCGGCGAGCCAGGCACATAGGACATGCGCCGGATGGCCTGATCCTGGAAGATGATCCCAGACTCGCCGCCGGCCACGCCGCGCACAATGCCGCCGTCCGGGAAATCCTGGAAGTCAGACGAATTAACGCCCGAGGTCCAGGTGGTGGTCGCGTTTAACCCAGACCATTGAATGCGATAGGGAGCCGAGAGAAGCCCCGAGAGCACGAGAAACCGGCCGACCACGCTGATGTAGGCTGCTTGTGGCGGCGAACCAGCGCAGTCCGCAAAGGCCGTGGAGGACGATAAATCGAAGACCTGCAGAACCGTGTTGGCCTGCGTGGCGAAGACGAGATTGCCAAACTGAGCGAACACCCAATTAGCGGCCTGCCCGCCGTAAGATGGCGCGGTGTAAGTCCCCGCCCCCTTTGAAACATCGGTCCAGGTAAAATCGGTATTGCTGAGCTGGTAGAGCTTGGTTGCGGTGCCGGCGAAGGTGATAACGGTGCCATCTGACTTCAAGGCATAAAACGCGCCACGACAAGCAGAAGGCAAAGCGGTCGTATAAGCCGAAAACGAGGGGAACGGCCCATAGCCATCCGATCTCGGGATGACATTCTGGATGTCGTGCGCCGACTGACCTTCATAATCAGACGTATCTGGCTTATAATCTCCCCATTGAACTAGGGACATCAGGCGCTCAATGCGGTCATAATTGAAGGGCTCTCGTAAAAAGCGCGTCAATCTGCGCGTCGGATAGGCCGAGCGCAGTTCCAAGTATCGTCACCAAGGGATCGGTTCGGCGGATTTGCGTGGCATAGTCCCAAGTGATCTTCGCAGCGCCGCCCGCGTTGGTTACTGCCGTTTCGACTTCATCTAGCAACCCGGCACCCAAAAGCGCGAGCCGCGCTTGCCGTGGCGTAACCGTCAAATAAGGCGCAACATTCGCGTCGGTCAGGACTGCCTTGAGGCTGTCCATCGTATCGATGTGGGTTGGCGTGCTATCGCTCAACCATTCCAAATAAACAGGATCATCTACTGATACGAATTGGCCACGTGCGCTCGCATAGACCTGCGAGGTTCCGCTTCCGATGACCCAATACCAATCGCGGGGATCATAATCCATGCTTCACCTATCAGTTATAGAGGCCATAAGGTGAAGTGCCAGGATTGGTGCCAGAGCCCGCAGAATCTCCCGGTAGATAAGTTGTGCCAGCCCCTCCCGTATAGACCATACCCATGCTGTTAGCAGAGTAGCGAGGCCCTGTAGCTGAACCCGAGAAAGTATCGCTGTTGACGATTACCTGACCGCCAACGATGCCCTCGGCAAACGCCACGCTAAACGCTGGAGTTCCAGAAATCGTAATGGTTCGGTTCTGACACCGGATCACCGCGCCGGGGCCGCTCGCGCTCCAGTGCCGACCACTCCCGGCGGCAATTGTATAATTGACGGAACATGAAACTGCGCCCCCATCGAGCGTGCGTACATGCGCGACCGTCGCCGCTCCGAAAACAATATTCCCATAATCAATGTAGCCATTGCTCTGTGCGTAGATCAAGAACGAGCCGCTTGTGTTCTGGATCTTCATGTCGCGGACTGTCAGTCTCCCGCCATTCCTGACCGAGATCGCATCAGATGATCCAGTGCTAAGGATAACATTCGATGGCGTTCCGTTATTGCCCTGAATTGTGACAGTTCCGGACCCGAGCCACGGTCCGTTCACAACGACGCCACCAGTATAGGTGCCATCAGCAATCTGGATGGTGACATCGTATATCTGAAGATCCAGTGCGGCCGTCGCATTGATAGCGGCCTGAACGGTTAGGAAGGCCCCCCCCGATGTGTTTGCAAGCCCCGTATTATTATCGTTCCCGTCCGTGCGGACGTAATAGGTACGACCAGCTGTCAGTCGCTCACGCGCGGAAGTGATGTTCAGCTTGAGCGCAAGCGCTGCCGCCTGGGCAGTTGAAACCGGCTTGTTCACGTCCGAGGTATTATCGACGTTTTCCAGTCCGGTCACGGTATGCGCCGCATCCCACGCGGGACCATCAACAAGCGCCGACGTATCGGCCGGGGCGCCCGTCGTAACCGTATGATGGACAACGACCGTAGCCATTAATTAGCGACCCATACTTCGGCCTGGGTTGCGGCGCGATCATAAATGCCGGCCGAGGAGCCCAATGCAAAAACCCGCTTCGAGGTATAGAAGGCGTGCGAATATATAAGCTGACTAAACACCCGACGCGCCGGGTCTTCCGAAGTCCACGTTTCCGATTGCTTGGTAGCCGGCGTCCACGTCGTCATGGCGTCACCCCGGAAATGCCCATTTGCATCGGGCCGGCGTTAAATGTTGAAGTCAGTCCAAGATTATTCAGACCAGCTAGAGCAGCCGCCATCCCGACCGACCACGTTTGAATGCGGCCATCTTCTTTGATGTAAGGCGCAGACTCCAACAGGGCGCCGTAGAGATACAAGTCAGGCGCGAGCAACAGCAGCCAGTTCGGATCGTTCGTCGCAAGCGGCGGAATGTTCTGCCGGTAGATCATTTCCAGCGCATAAGCTCCGTCCGGCGTCGGCGCCAATTCCATCTCGGTCCCGAAAATGGTGAAGTATTGCGGCTGCCCGGAAGCGTTGGCGTTGTTGAAACGGTATTCTTCCATCTGCTGGCCGGACATGAACGAAAGCGATGGCTTGCCGGTTACGCCGGACAATCGGACACGCCGCATAGACTGGAAATCCGCCGGCAGAGATATGAACTCGGGCTCGCTCGAGCTAGTGTTGACCGTCGTCGTCGCCCGGCTTTCCATTTGTCTGACGTAAAGCTCACGATTGAACTTCGCTTCCGCCAATTGGATAAAAGTTGGGATGCGCGCAATCAGCGTGGTATCCTGATCGCGGGCAAGCCACTCTGTTACAGCACTTTGCAGCGTGGCGTAGGTGGTGATCGTCGCCATCAGCTACCAAACCCCATCCAGCCTACGACGAGCGCTGGCTTGTCCGTTCTAAGATAGGCCCAATCGGGATCTTGCAGCTTCTTTTTGACAAGAAGATCGAACTCGGCCGAAAACATCCGCAAATCGGTGTTGCCCTTGGCGTGTTCCTCGTCCAGCCATTGGATGAGGATTACGTTCGGGATTTCCGCGACTTCGCGAAGGCCGTCCGTCTTGGACTGCTCAAGCGTCCTGAGCGTCTTGTTGCGCTCTAGGATTGGCTCGACATCCTGGATGTGCTCGATAGCAAGGTCTTGCCCGTTGCTATCGAGGTGGATTTTGGTCTGGAGCATTTAGGCAGGGATCTTCGCCGCCAGAGCCTGGATATCGGCATCGATAGCATCGATTTCGGGCTGATCGTCAACAGGAACGGGGGGCTGCTTAGCAAGAAATGCATCCAGCTTTGCGGCCAATTCGGCAACGTCGGATTTCAGTTTGGTGGTATCGCCCATGATAGCTCCATTTTGTCTGATGATATGTCGCAAGAGATGGATTTCGCTTGCGTCGTCCTCAATGTAGAAGTCGAACACTTAGGAAATCTCGGTCACGACAAGCGTTCCGCCGCTTGAGACCTGAACTGCGGAAACCTTCTCGCCTGACACAACCGTGAAATATTCCGGCGAAAGCCCGACCACGTAGGTGTCAGAAGTCGTTGCGGTAGGGTTGACGCCGATCCGGACATAAGCATCCGTGGTGACCAGAACCCGCACCTTCTGAACGCCGTTCGTGACCACGTTCGTCGTGGTGCCAGCCGTCCCCGTATAGGCAGCGGACTGGACTGTGCCTAAGCGGCCCGTTCCCCAATACTGCGTCATGGGTTAGCCCGCGATCAGGTTCATGGCGAAGATACCGGCAATGGATGCGCCGGAAGCGCCCGAGGGCGTGAACTTTATGATATCGCCTTCAGTCACATAGGTCAGAATAGCGGGTGCCCATGAGGCCGCCGTACCCGGAGCCGCGCCGGAAACAGGCAACGTGCCGGCCAGGTTGGTGTTGGTCGTTCCGTTGATGGCGATTGCAACCGCGCAGTCCGCGGTCGTAATCGTGCCCTGCGGGGTGAGGCTGATCGTACCGATACGGGCATTGAAGGGAACACGGAAGTAGGCGGAGACTGGCGTGCCGCCAATCGACGGGCAATAAATCTGCTGCCCGAACGCCTCCAACTGTGCCTTGGAAACCGTGAGAGAGTGTTGGTGAGCCGGGCCTTTCCGATACATTTTGGCGTGCTCACCGACGAAACTGTATGACGTGAATTCGTCGTGAATGAGCCTGTGGCGCTCGTTTGCGAGGGCCTGGACCAAGTCAAGCAGATTACCGAGTTTCTTGTGGTCCCTTTTTTGAACAGTCATCTCGTCAATAAGGTTGCGAATAAGGGTGATTTTCGGCTGATAGTTGAAGACCGCTTCCGCCAAAGCACATCGGACTGTTCTGTGTCGCGAGTTTTCTGCCTCATTCCAGTATCCGAGCAGGTACGCGATCAATAAATCGATTTCCGTATCTAATCGGGAGAACGCAACAACCACATAGCCTATTGCCGGAAGGAACGAATTAGGCACTATTGTGCCGTCCACCATCCCGATTGGTGAACCCATTTTCCCTTTTTTATCTAAGTCCATGAAGCGCCCCTCAGAAGATCAATACAGCGAAGCCGAAGCCGCTAAGCGTCGCGACGCGATTGTCCGCAACATGATCGCTACGCCACCGGCACCACACAAAACCACCCTGAAACCGAAGCGGTCTAAAGCCGCAAAGAGCAAGCCAAAGGGTGGCCGGAACCGTCGCAACACCGCCAGCTAAGGCCCGGCGAGTACCATACAGGCTCGCTCATAGGCTTTTCCAACATCAT